GGTTAACCAAATTAAAATCAATAATTTGACCAATCTGACTAACAGAAAGTTGAATATTGGCACCTTGACCGAAACCATATGGCTTAAGAACTGCGCCTGTACCTACTGAGGCGTTTTTACTGTTGGTACTATTTGCCAAGTAAAGTCCTACGTTAGGTAGATCTATATATCCGCAGCCTCGATTAGTAACATTAACACTAGTGATAACTCCACCAACTGTTATAAAATTAAAAGCTGCATTGTGCCCTATTGCAGTATTAGCATAGATAGCATCGGTTGTGTTGGAATAATTATTTCCACCCACCAAAACTTGAACCGCAGCAAACATACCAACATCATCTATATTTTGAAATGATGCATTAGCTGCTGGACTAGAAGCTGCTACAAGAGCATTACTTAAATCAGTATAATACGTAACTTCGTACTGTATTTTTGGTATACGAGTATAACCACCACCACCAGAAATAACATTCATACTCTGTATAGGGGCAAATTCTAAATTTGCATAACTCAATGCTAACCCTATCGGTGTGTTTGCGTTTGTGTATGCACAGTTGTTAAAACCCCATTGATTAGCTGCACCAGGAGATCCTATAACGACATTAGCATGAAACTCAATACAATCTGTATTGACAAGAACATAAATCGCATTAGTTGTATCTATAGATGACACAATAGCCTGTGCTCCGATCCCAGTATTGTCTCCAGGTGATCTTACAAAACTGACAATAGTGTTTGGATTTTGACGATAGTCATACCCACCAAATATAACGTTAGCACCGACTATAGAACCTGTAGACACGTTACCAACGTATGCGACTGCCTTCTGTGCAGATGGGTCATCTAACTCTAAGCCACCCGTAAGAACAACAGGATCTCCTGTGATATACAAAAGTCCTTGGTTATGCGGATCAACAATAATGTTTGAAAGGGCAGCAATAATTTTTTCTTCAAAGATCAACGGATTACCAAATTGATCTGTTCCATAATTAACAATGAAATTTTCAAGGTCATCAAACGGCTTAGTAATCTGAGAGACATAGACTTCAACTATTTCAAAACCAAGATTAGGATCTACGGTTTTATTGACAGATTCGATTACACATTGTGCTCCAGAGTTAGAACCCATACCAACTCTTTCAATAAGATCTTGAACTGGAAAATAAAGATTTTCTGTACTTAACAACAAACGTAATGATTGAGGAAGCGTCCATTTACCATCAGAAAGTTTAAGAATATTATCTTTTGGAAAATAGATATCGGCAGATTTACCATACAGAACCTGAAACAAGAACTGTATGGACTGTGGTGTACCTTTTTGAATATAAAATTCGCGAGCAGTCTTAACCAGCTTTCTTTCATTTAGAAGAACATCATTAGGAAAGTAAGGTAAGAAATCGTTGATAAAGTACTGAATAAACTGATCTGTTGTTTGATCAATATCTTTATAATTAAACAAATTTTTAGCTTGATATATTGCATTAAAATTGTTAGGTGAAGGTATATTTTGAGTCTCTAAGAACTCATAATATGCTTGCATGAAAGCAACAAATCCTGGGCTTCCCTCCCTTATAAATTCAGGAAATTGAGAGAAAACAAAAGTCGAAACGGTGTTGGATATTACGTTCTGATTTCTTTGACCTTGATCTGAAGGATCTCTATAAAATGGAGAGTTGTTAGCTATATTTACTTTAGCCGCGATGTCTTCATAAAATGTTGGAGTGTATGTAGGAACGTATCCGCCAAACAAATCATCTGCCACAAAAACTGGTTCTGTTGTGCTAGAGTTTATTTGTGTTGGATTTGCTGGATTATCATAAAATGCGGCACCAGGAGGGTTTAGAGACGCATTGGCTGTACCTGTACCACCGTTAGCAGAAGGATTATAAACATAGTCTGGTCCTAATCCACCTGAATCACCTGGAGCATTAAATACTGTGTTTCCACTACCATTACCAGTTGGACTGTATCCAGTAGCTCCTGTCGCACCACTGGCACCGGTTGCATCGGTTGCTCCAGTTGCACCGGTTGCTCCAGTTGCACCAGTCGCGCCGGTTCCTCCGCTTGCACCTGTTGAACCGGTAGCTCCTGTAGCTCCACCACTTGCACCTGTTGCCACAGTAGTAAATGGTATAGCTGTTTGATTCCATATTGGAACATTCTTTACATAGTAAAGTCCACTAGAATCTGCTTGATATATATTACCATTTAAATAACTTATAGACGTTACACCATAAGTAGAATAATCTAATTCACCATTAAATGTAACCAGTCCTGATGGATCAAGACCCCACACACCACCAGCAGCATCAGTAATAGTAGATGTATTACCAAGAGTAATTATTGTACCATTAGCTGATTGAACAAAATAATTAGGGAATGGTATAGCAGAAACTTGCATCCATTCGCTAATTGCAATATCGTAAATTCCACCACTATTGGTTATTTGATATATGGTATTACCGTTAATAATACCAATAGACGTTACATTGTAAGTAGAGTAGTCAAACTCTCCATTGAATTTGATTACACCTGATGGATCAAGACTCCAAATACCGCCAGCAGTATCAATAAGAACACTACTGTTACCTAAATTAATTACTGTACCATTTGCAGTAGGAACTACAGCAGTGAATACACCATTAGCTTGTTCAATATAGGTTGTCATTACTGAGTGTTTTGATCATTTAGACTTACAGATAGTGCATTATTATCTGTTGAATCGAGTGTCAAAATGATTTCGTTATTAGAACCGAAAGTAAGGTTCTGTGGTGGTACATAGATATTCAACTGACCTAGAACGTTGTTAATGGCTATAGGATTAAAATTATTCAGGGTAATTATTCCATTCAAATAATCAATCGTTCCCGCATTAGGGTTTATGATGACTTTATTATTATTGATGTCATAGTAGTATGTGCGAAGTACACCATATTGACCTTGAAGAACAGCAGTAAAAGTTGCTCCTAATCCGCCGCCTCCGACTGCTGTTACTGTAGCTGTTGTATATTCAGAACCGGCATTGTCAACGATAACACTGTTAACCACACCATTAAGAATCTTTGCTATAGCATTAGCACCTGTTCCATCGCCATTTATGACAAGAGTAGGAGAACTAGTAAAACCGGAACCCGGAACATTTATTAAAATTGCATCTATACCTGAATATGAATTTGGTGTTTCTTCGATATATGACTGACGAGGAATACCACCCGCATCATTGATTGTAAATGCTGGAGATGTATACAAGTGAGAACTTGCTGTTCCAGGTTGTAGTTGACAACCGGTATTAGACACGTATGTCTGAGAGACACCTAAAGCTGGAAACAATCTTTTTTGTAAAAATACTGTGGCTACAGAAGAAAGAATAGAATTTTCTGAATCATCTACTGTTCTCAACAAACGAGAAAGACGGAAATCTGAATTAAACGTATTAAAGTTTAAATTAGCATAATTTTGAACAGCATCCACTATATTATTAACTAATTGTGCTGGTGTTAATGTTGTTTGAGTTGAATCGTAATCAACATCAAAAGAAAGATTTAAGAAATTGTAATCAGCACTCACAAATTCAGGCTCTACTGTCAAAACACTTATTGGAGAAATAATTGTATTAATTAAATATTGCTGCTGTTGAACTGTAATACCATACCCATTCTTCGGTTTAGCAGAAATAAAGACTTTTCCGTATACTGGAGGATTTAGTGTCTCACCACCCCAGACAGTAACGGCATCAAAATAAGGGTATTTTTTGTTAATCAAAGCCACATAATCGTTAATTGTAACGGCACGATTTTGTGCAATATATGATTTAGGTGCTGAGAATTTAATTGAGGCAACATCTTCAATCTGTGTTCCACCATAGCTAGGAACAGAAGTGGTCACGCTAGAAGTAGAGCCGGAAAGCAATTGTGATTGTAAAGTAAATCCATCTATACCATTTGCAAGATCCGCATTGGTTGTAATATATGAAATAACAACAATGTTTCCATCGTCTAGAGATCTACCAATAACACCATCACCAAAGTAGATGTTGTATGAAGCGTTGGCACCCTCTTCTATAAAATAAACGTTTGATGTTCCATCAACGACAGTAAAATTTTCGGCTAAATTAAAAAATGTCTTGTATGTATTGACCGTAGATGTCTGAATAATTACCTGTATTGAACTGGTATCAACATTGGCATCAACGATATTGAATGATTGTGTCGGATTGGTGGAACTATCGGCAATAAATGTCTTGATGACAGGAGAGCCTTCAGCAATTTGAATGTTATTAAAATAAAACGTATCTCCATTAATACCTACTGTGGTATCGTCTAATGTTACGAAGTTGTATGAACTACCATCCAAAGCGTCTGAAGAAAACTGTGAGAATCTTGGAAGTGTAACAATACTAGTGTTATCGGTTGATGACCTTGTAATTGCAACATTGACGGTGGCTTGCGCTGATACCACTGAACGCGGAGTGTAACCCAATGCCTTGGCATGAGAGACTACAGTAGAACGAAGTACTGCTGTATCGAGGAACATCTCATTACTTACTAAATTTAAATAAATTGCGTTGTAATGTGTATTATACGCAAGCAGATCAATAAGCACATTAAATGCACTACCAGTAAAATCGTAGTCTTGAAATTGTTCTTGTGATTGTAAAAACGTAATTAAATTTTGTTTAATAGAGTCAAAATCTAACGAAGTGACTTGTAGCTTTGACGTATTTGCTGTGACGCTCATTATATCTTCCTCTGACTACAATTATCAAAATGCCAACGATACATATTTGAATGGCCACCGCCAATTTTATGACAGTGTGGGCACGTTAATAAAGGTTTAGGTACTTTCATATTCTTAGTTGTTGATTTCTTATGTCCAGGTAATATAGATCTTAATAATTTAGATCTAGCTGCTCTTTTTTCTGGTGTCCAAGCAGCTTTAATTTTTTCTTTCACATCTTCTCTTTTGCTTACATTATTTTCAGACATCCATTTACTGTGTATTTTTCTAAATTCTTTGATCTTATCCTGTGCTTTTATTTCACCGGACAAAAGTCTGTAAGCTAGTTTATCCTCCCATCTACCATGTTCTTCAAATAGTTTACGATGTGCTTCAGCATGTTCTTCGACAGTAAGAGTAATTAAATTATCTGAGTGATTGTTGGCTACACCAGTAACATGCTTTGGTATTATATGATGAACGTGCTTATCCATTATCGTAGTCGCTGTAAGAAGGTGTTTATTGTTATTGGTGTGGAAATACCACCGGCTACTTGAAACACAATAGTAATAGCAAATCCGTCTTGTGTATTATTTGATGTAACTATTACATCTAAAACTTGTGCTCTAGGTTCAAAATTTGCCAATACGTCATGAATTTCTTGTGAAAGAAGATTAGCAGTAACGGCATCACAAGGTTCAAATAAAAGTTTACGAACGTTACCTCCTATTTCTGGATGAAACGGACGCTCATAGTGGTTTGTCTGAACCAAACTCATTATAGACTGAACAACACTATTAATACCCGTAACCTTAACCAAATCCCCATTCATGGGATTAGGAATAAAATCAACATTAAAATCTGAATAGATTCGAGTTTGAAGTGGTGTACTTAGTACTGGTGCTGTAGCCATTTGATTCTCTTAAAGGAATCTTTTATTTAGCCTACGTTAAGAAAAGTGCCCTTTCCTTTGCTCTTCTGGTGGTCAGTCCTGGGAGAACATTACCACCGGCTTTATTCCAAAGAAGGAATGCATTTCCAGCAGCACACCAGTTCTGCTCGTTAATGTTTTTAAGAATAGAACTCTTTAAGAAATTATTACTTCCTATATTATATAGTAAACTTAAAAGACTGTCTAGCATATTCTGTGTAATAGGAACAGTAATACTTCTCTGTAATACTGGCAGGAACACGTTCTCTACACAGGTTCCTAGATAATCTAAAGCAATTGCTCGACTGATAGTCATTCCAGATGTAATAGGACTTCCCAGTGCCGCCGCAGTGGTTCCATAACCGATTGTAAGGGGTTCACCACCAGTAGCGGGATCTGGGTAGGCTGTTACCATGTTTGGTGATGTGACCTTTGCAAAACCTTCTGCGGCCTCTATAAGGGCCAATCCATTGTCACTGATAGACCATGTGGCTGCTGGGCCTAAAACTGTCTTGGTAGACATATCGAATTGACAGTTAGCAGTATTAGTGCTCGCATTGGCATCTGGAGTGAGCAAATTGTTATTAGCTACTGTATTATTCGGACCGGGAACTAAGAACAATCTCTGAATGTAAGCAGATCCTGTAATAGGATCAAGTTGAACTTTATTAATATCCAAAGGTATTGGAACATCTTCAGGTGCCACAGTAACATCGTTCTTTTTAAGTGCGGCCATACCATTAGGGATGCCGGTTGCCTGCCCTGCAGTAGCTGTATCGGCTCCTGAGGCTGTCGGTGCGCCCTCATTAACACTCGTAAGACCATCGATCTGTACCGAACCGGAAATACCAACAGAAGCACCCATCATTGCTGCCAAACCAGAAGCAAGAAGGTTTAATGTTGTTCCTTGGGCATTAAGGTTACCGCCAGCACTTAAATTAAGATCACCATCGGAACCTATAGTAGTCTTTCCTGATGTAATATCGGCACTTGTTTGTCCTGTTGCATAGACCTGATCACCTATTAAAGTTGCTGACTCAAGGGCTGATAGGTTGATATTCTGCGCCTGAACATTAAAATTCCCACCGACAGAAAAGTTCATGTCACCGGCTACGTTGGCAGATAGTTTCCCTCCAGTTTCAAGGATTGTGTCACCTTTAATTCTAATGTAGGCATCACCATCTACAGTAACTGCGACCTTACCCATGACGTGAACATAGTCATCAGCCATAACAATTTTATAATTACTTTTTGTTATTTTTTCAACAACTGTTCCTGATGGATACCATTCCACGAAAGAACCTGTTCGGTGTGCTATGTGTATGCGCTCGTGTCCTGGGGTATCATCATACTCTATAACATGACCCGATTCCGTTACCGTAGCGATGTCATATGGATACTCTGGGTTGTAAGCTGGATAGGGTTCTGACCACTGAACACCATTTGCTGAGATTACACCATTATCTAAATTATTCTTTCTGGCATTGATAACTGTATTTGCTAAATTCTGATAACTACCGACACCAGAAATAGACGACTGATTCAATTCATCGGCATTTGGGTGTCTTAATGATTCAAGTACCGCTGGATCTGCGGTGTTGGCCTCTGTGATTGTAATTCCCGAGCCATCGGTGTTGTATGTTCTGGCAACGGGTACTTTAGGTGCCAGAGCAATCGTCGTCTGTGATCTTAGATCGTGGAAACCTGACCCAGTACTAGGGGCGTTAGTTTCTATTCCAGGGATGATTCCCAACATCAAAGGTAATTGTTTAGACCCGTCCAACCAGATACCAAAAGCTAAATCCGATTCCTTTGGTGTGGATAATTGTTTACCGTTCATGCCCTGAATGATTTGTGCCCAAGGAAGATCTGCTGTTGGCACTTCAGATAAAGATGGATTGTGAACACCATAAATGCGTACCTGAACACGGCCCAATTCCAAAGGGTCCTGGCGACCTTCAACAACACCAATCCAGAATCCACTTACATCCTCTCCCGCGAAATATTTGTTTATCTGTCCCATTAACTTTGTATCACTTGTTGAAGAATTTGAGAACCGTTATTAGGTGGAGGTAATTGTGTAGCCAGAGTATCTGTTAACAGTTCTATAATAGTTGTAGCCGTATCCATAATAAATTTATGATGAACACTGGATACTAGATAATTACCGCTTCTGAATGGTTCATTGACTGTGTTTTTATCCTGAATTTGCATCTTAGGTATTACCACACTAACAACCATTCCTGTCTTGAGCAATACGTCTCCCGGTACTGAACCTACAATTTTAAATGTATTTAACAAGCCTAACCTAGAGATAGTCTGTGGTAGCCATTTTTTAATATTTGCTGGATTTGATGTGGTATCACTATCTGTTGATATTATAAATTTTAATGCATTACCTTCTGTCTGATATGCTGTTTGACCGAACCTGTTAGCAAAATCGTTGGCAGGAAGAAAGGTATTCAATACAGCATTCTCTGTAAGCTGTTTAGCATTAAAGTTTTGTGTTGTATACTGACGATTAATTATATCAAGATTTAGCATCGTAGATGAAAAAGCACCAGATTTCATAGTCTTTAACATGTCGTAATCTTGAACAATATTGATCATATTAAAAGTGTATAAATTATCGACAGGATTAGGAGACAGTTTAACGTTGTATGCGTATTTCTGATAAGGAACTTGTGTCAGCATTGATTCATATGAAATGAAATTAAAACCGTCTCTGTTTTCAAAGAAGAAAAACAGATTTTTGTTTGGGCCGTATGCTCTCGGCGTTAACCATGAAATTGCTTCCAGAGCATTCATCCTAGGAATTATGATATCAAACACACCTGACGTTTGCTCAATAACGCAAATTTTAGATTGCTGAACGTTAAGCTTTTTAAGCAAAAGATCGCTAATCATTTGATCTATTCTTAACCCTTTGTATGACTTGCTAACCAAATTTTGTGTTGAAAGAAACAACTCTTCAGAACAAAAATTTAAAGTATAGTTTTGTAGACCATTAGCACCCATGGTTCTATCACTAATTTTGTAGATCCTAAATGTTTTAATAATTGGGTGATTTAACGAAGGTTTATCTATATTGATTTGAATGAATTCATTGCCATGCATTGCAAATGACGAAATCAAATCTAGAGCATCACCCAAAACAATGGTGCCAGTCATCACGGCACTCCATATGTCCTCATATAGATCCATTTCGACTATCAGACCTCTGATGTCTACTACTTTACCATCACTAGTAACAATGTTTACCGCATTTAATTTGTAGTCTGATGATGAAATAAGACCAATGTTATCTGTTGCCATTATGACTCAATTATGTGCTAAGAAGATTTTGAAACTGTGCTTCTATCTGAGGTATGTAAGAGGGATCTATCAACATAATTTCTCTTTTTGTTTCATTGATAGCTACTTCATTGTCGTATGCAGTTACTGCAGTCAAAGTTATGACGGTTTCCACAATTGATCCGTCTGGAGTTATGACTGTAGTGTCAGAAACTGTTACAACAGGGTTTAAACCTAGGGCAGGAATAGTTTGTTGAACTAAAGTATTTGTTGCAAAATCATATGTATAAGGTTCCGGTGTAACCGTATTAGTGTATGTAACGGTATTAGAAGATCCACCAACAGTTGTAGTGACTGTGGTTAGCTTTTGAATGTGATCAAGTTCGAATTGAGCGGCTTCAATAGAACCGTAATTTGCTATAATATTGTTGGCAAAATCATTTTGATTTAATGGTACATCAAAATAAGGATCGATCATCGTATTGGCAAACAAAATAATCCAATGACGATTTGGATCACCATAATATTTAAATGCTATAGATTCTAATGTGTCGCCATCTTTCCATGGGTATTTGTAGAAAACCAAAGAATTTTGAAGGACCGAAGATATTACGTTTACACGAGTGAATATGTTTTTCAGCACATAGTATTGCTGAAGATCCTTATCAAAGGTGTAGTAAATGTTTGGAAAGTTTTCGAAGTAGTACATTAGTATCCAAATTTAGAAATTAATTCTCGAGTTATAATATCCATTTCTGTAAACTGAAGATTTAAATCTATTTTCAAAGGAGAACCATCGTTGAATGTTGTCCAAGATCCTTCACCAGAATAGTTGACATCAATTTGAGTCAAAGCACATGTTGATATTCTTGCTATAGATGGATTCTCCGCTTGCATAAAATAAAATGAGATATCAAATTGTGCTGGTGGAATAAAATAGCGACCACCACTTTCTGCACTAACTTCAGGAGCAGCAAATGCTTTAAACCCTTTGATAATATTATAAATAGCCACCGATTCTTT